AGCTAGCGTCGAAGATTCGAGGGAATGCCGAAGCACTCGATCAATCGGAAGCTGAGGATCCCGATCCAAAGAAAGCGCATGTCGCTATCCAGACGTATCAGTGGCTGGCTGCTAAGTATAATCCAGATCAGTTTGGCGATCGTCAACGGGTGGATGTGCAGACGAGAGATCTCACGGAAGAACATCGACAGGCGATTAAACGGTTGGCTGATCAGGGGAGGATAAGGGAGATTAATCCTCGCCAACATATCGAGTCGCAAAGCATCTCGCGCACGATCCAAGACGACGACTCGGTCACTGACTAACAATCATTCAACCACACTTATAATATCAGTGACTTGAAAAGCATGAACACGATATTGACGCGATAAACAGAAAAAGGGCAACAGATAATGTGGCTAGATAAGGAATCGACATCCCTAGAAAAACAAGGGATTAGCGGTGAAATCAAGCAAAAGGGCAACAAAAAGGGCAACAGCCGCCAGGATCAGGCGAGACCCCCCCCGGGGGGCACCCGGCCCCGGGCCTTTATTATTCTAGTACCCCCACCAGCCAATTTTTAAAATTTTCAAAATGCAGACACATCTAGATCTTTTTTCAGGCATTGGAGGATTTGCACTGGCAGCTGAGATGGCAGGCATAAAAACAATTGCATTTTGCGAGATTGATCCATATGCGCAAAAAATTTTAAGAAAAAATTTCCCTGGAGTATTAGTTCATGAAGACATCAGAAACCTGGATGGAGAATCATACAATGGAGTTACTTGGATCACTCTCGGATATCCATGCCAACCATTCAGCTATGCCGGGAAGCGCAGAGGCAAGAAAGATGACCGTGATCTCTGGAAAGAAGGCTTTAGAGTCATTGCATCCGCAAGACCCGCTTTCGTTTTGGCTGAGAATGTTGTTGGGCACATCACACTGGGTCTCGATGCAGTGCTGGCTGACTTGGAAAGTATCTCATACGCCTGCAGGCCGATTGTTATACCAGCTGCAGCCCAGATGTCTCACCAACGAAGATCTAGAGTCTGGATTATTGCCAAGGATGTGGGGAACCCCGAGGGCATCAGAGTACAAGGATTGCGGCCCAGTTGGGAGCAAGTCACAAATCAACATGATGAAGAAATATTATCTTTGCGCACAGGTAAAAGAGGGGAGTTCCCTAACTGGCAAACTGAGCCCGATGTTTTGCGAGTGGTTGATGGGCTACCCAACAGGGTGGAGCGAGTAAAGGCTTTAGGCAACTCGATTTGCCCACAGATAGCCAAAATTCTTTTTCAAACTGCACGATAGAACTGACTATCTGCAATTTTTAAAATTTTCAAAAACAGCAAAATGCCCGATTTAATCGATGACATCCGCACCACCAACGAAAACCCGGATGTACAAAACGTCCTAGCTCACTTTGTCACAGATCACAAAAAGCTAGTCATTCCTTTCGACAATTGGAATGTAACGATCTTCTACTCTGAAGACGAAGATGGCAAAAGATACTGGGAGCAAAGCATTCGCACACCTGGTCGAGGATACTCAAAAATAGGAGAAGCCAATGATGTTCTTCCAAACAGATCGCCTTCCACTGAGCCAGAGGCTAGCGGAGCGGATCCGGGCCATGCCAGATGACAAGGCACTACGTTATTGCGGACGATGCAACAATGCCTATCCGAATGAGCCCTTGTATTACCGGAAAGGTTCATCCATTTGTCGATTTTGCAAGCAGAGAGGGAGATGAGAGAGATCAATGAGTTAGGCAATCGTTACGGACGTTTGGTGGTCAAGGAGCGCATTTACAGTGGCCCGGACTATGAGCGAGTAAGGAAGAATAGCAACAAGGCAGCGGTGTGGCGTTGCGAGTGTGATTGTGGGAACGAGGTCTATGAACGTGGTCCCGTGTTGCGGAAGGGTGTGCAGAACAAGCCAGTGCGGTCATGCGGATGTTGGCAGCAGGACACGGTGGCAATTCATGCCGCGAGGAATGCTCCCCCGATATTGGTGTTGGAAGATGAGATGGCAAAGGAGCTGATCAAGCGAGTGGGTCAATTCAAGACCTAGCTTTTTGATTTGCGTAGCAAACTGGGGGCAAGTCTCACTGATCAGTTGTTTTGTAGTTTTTTCTCCTGATTGGATCCTCGAGAGTAAGCGATAACGATCAACCTGGTAGGGTACTCCACTCTCCTACTGGGTTCCGCCAGATCGAAGCTCCCCCACTCCCACTTACTAGAATTCTCTAGCAAAAAGAATAGGAAGCAAGCATGGCTGAATTTAAAGGCAATCGACAACTATGGGGCACCAATGCAAGCTCGATCCAGGAGGAAGAGGAGTTTTCCTCGAGGTACTACTACACCTATGGGCGCAAGCTGCTCAAGCTCCAGGATGCTCGGATTTTGGACTATTGTTGTGCTGGTCCAGATGGGCACATTGACCAGCTGGTGGAGTTCAAATCGTTAAAGGATCCATCTTTGCGGAGGACACCGGAGCGGCAGGCCGATTTGCGGCTACCGCTCACGCTGCACAAGTTTGTCCATGCTCGGGATATTTTTTACGCAACCAACATTCCTACAACCTTTGTGTTTCGGTGGAGACCGGATCCTCCGGGAGAGTATTATTTCTTCCATGCCTTCCCGGAGAAAAACTTTTACAACGCGAGTTTTGTGGAATCTCAGCGAGAGCTGGTGTTGATGATTCCTTTTGACAAATTCGAGAAGGTGGAGTTACGCGATGCAAGCTAAGCCATTTACTGCAGAGGAGCGGAAATCTTTCCTGGGTGGCAGTGATATTGGGGTGATCATGGGAGCCAATCCTTACAAGTCTCCCTATGAGCTATGGTTGGAGAAAACTGGAGAGATCGAGCCAATGGAGAGCAATCGATTCACCCGGTTTGGGGAAGCAATGGAGGATCATATCAAGCGAGAGGCAGAGGAGCGCACTGGCTTGAAGTGGCGCAAGGTCCGGAAGCGTTTTAGGCATCCCATGCTTGCTTTCCTGGTGGGGCATGTCGATGGGTTGAACAAGGAGAGTGTGCTGGAGGTCAAGTGTACCAAGAGCATGAATCGCAAGGACTATGGCCCTGATGGAGCTGAGTTTTCTCACTGGGAGTTTGGCAATGTGCAGATGTGCCCTCCATCTCATTTTTGGCAGATGCAAACCTACATGCTCTTGACAGGCAAGGATCGTTGTTACTATGCGGTCGGTTTGCGTGATGATGCCGAGGTTAGGGTCATGCTATGCTTAGCCCAGCAGACTCGCCAAAGGGAGCTGATGGAAGCTGCCTCAAGCTTCTGGGAGCTGGTACAAAAAAGGGAGGAACCTCCTTTTTTGTGTGCAGCAGATCTGGACTACAAGTATCCGAAAGACAACCAGCTGAAACGCGAAGCAACAGCCGAGGAGCTGCAGATCATCGATCGCTACAAGCAGCTCGGGGGTTTGTACCAGGAGAGTCGAGATCTGATCTTGGAGTTGAAGTCGAAGATGGGCGAAACAGCAGTGTTGCTCTGCCAGGACAAGCCTTTGGTCACCTGGAAGACGCAGGAGCGCAATACTCTGGACACCAAGGCTCTGAAGGCAGCACACCCGGAGATCTGTGATGAATTTATGAGAAAAAGCGAGACCAGAGTTTTCAAGATTTGAATAGAACGAAACTAGAGAGTGTCTGGCCTCCCTCGGTCAATGCCTTGTATCGGCAATTCCGAGGAAGGACGATCCTCAGCAAGAAAGGCCGGGAATTCCGCAAATCCGGATTGATTTGCCACTGGCCTCCCGATGGACTCCAACCTTTTGATCAGGATGCAAGGATCTGGATCAAGATCATGTTGCATCCTCCCACCAAAGCTTCCAGGGATATTGACAACTATTTGAAAGCCCTGATCGATCTTTTAGAGCATAAAAAAGTTTTTCCAAACGATTCGCAAATAGACCACCTAATCATTGACCGAGGTGCAGTGATGCGACCAGGTAAGGCAATTATAGATATTTGGGAAGATGTCTAAGACAAATCCATTCATTGAGTTTATGGAGGTCTATCGACCGAACCCGGTAAGTTTTTGCGAGAACGTCTTAGGGGTCACGCCACTCAAGTGGCAAGCGGAGCTGCTTGAAGCGTTAGCAGCTGGGGAGCGAAGAATCAGTGTCCGAAGTGGGCACAACTGTGGGAAATCATCAGCCTGCGCCTTTGCCAATCTTTGGTTTTTGCTCACCCACTATGACACCAAGATTGCGGTAACTGCCCCGAGTGCAGCTCAGATCTTTGATGCTCTGGCTGCCGAGACCAAGAAGTGGATCAATCGCCTACCGGATCCCATTCGAGATTTGCTCGAGGTCAAGTCGGATCGGATCGAGCTGCGCTCCGCTCCGGAAAGCAACTTCATCAGCTACCGCACTGCCCGGCTCGACAACCCATCCGCCTTGCAGGGACTCCATGCCCTCAACACGATGCTTTGCATCGATGAGGCTGCAGGCGTTCCTCAGGCTGTTTGGGAAGCAGCCTATGGCTCAATGGCTGGTGGTGGAGAAATCACCGGGGGCAAGGCGCACGTCATTCTACTCGGCAATCCTACCTCTTCTCAGGGCTTCTTTTTTGACTCTCATACAGTTCATGCCAAATCTTGGAAAACGATGCACGTCAGCTGCCTGGACAATCCTTTGGTCAGTCAGGACTACATCGAGGAGGTGCGCTCCAAGTATGGAGAGGAGAGCAATCAATTTAGGATCCGAGTCCAGGGGGAGTGGCCTCTGCACGATAGTGATGCCATCATCAGCCATAGCAAGGTGATGGATGCCACGAAGCGAGAGGTCAAGATCATGGACAACTACCCCATCATCTGGGGGGTGGATGTAGCCCGGTATGGAGACGATTCATCGTGTCTGGTCCAGCGCAAAGCAAGATGGGTATTGCCCACCATCTACCGTTGGCGCAAGCTGAGCCTGGTGGAGCTGGCAGGACGCATTGCCGAGCTTTATGATGCGGCAGACCAGAAGCCTCACTCTATTGAGATCGACAGTATAGGTGTCGGAGCAGGCTGCTTAGATATTCTTAAAAGTGAGGGGTATCCAGCGCGTGGGGTAGCAGTGTCAGAGGGACCAGCTCGAAAAGATGTCTACGCGAACCTTCGCGCAGAACTCTGGTTTAGAATGCGTGATTGGTTCCATGAGCAGGATGTGCAGATTCCTGCAGACAAGGATTTGATCCGAGACCTCACCAGTGTGCGCTTTGTCTATCGACCCAATGGCAAGATTGCCTGTGAACGCAAGGAACTCACCCAGCAAAGAATTGGAGCATCTCCGGACTCGGCAGATGCCCTGTTGATGACGTTTGCCAGCAATGCGGTCG